ACCAGTTTATGGAGAAATTAGTTTAGTGGCAAAACCACGGGTTGTGATTCCGTTATCACCAGTTCGATTCTGGTATTTCTCCCCAATCATTGTCTAGTAGCTCAGTCGGTAGAGTAGATGACTGTTAATCATTTGGTCGTTGGTTCGAGCCCAACCTAGACAGCCAAGTAAATGGATGTGCCGCCGTAATGGTATGGCAGGAGACTGTAAATCTTCCGGTTTACACCACAGTTGGTTCGATCCCAACCACATCCACCATTTTGCCCCTTTAGTATAATGGTATTACACCGGTTTTGTAGTCCGGCTACGGGAGTTCGATTCTCTCAGGGGGCACCAGTTTTTCCGTGTGTAGGCTAGTCTGGTCAAGTCACTCCGTTTGGGGCGGAGAGAGCGCAGGTTCGAATCCTGCCACACGGACCAATTCTTCTATCTTAAATTCCCTTGATGTGGTCCAATGTGTATTGGCAAAGGGGATTGTATCAGATAGTTTGTAAAGTAATTGATAAGAGTTTTCTTGTTCCATTATTGTATTTATGGGGGATTAGTATAATGGTATTACGGCAGCTTTGCAAGCTGTTTATAGGAGTTCGATTCTCCTATCCTCCACCATTCATAGTGACGTAGCTTAACGGTAAAGCAAAACCCTCGTAAGTGTTCCGGTAGCACAAGGTTCTCCAAAAGCCTTGGATGGGGTTCGATTCCCTAACGAGGGGCCAATTATTCAGCAGGTTGCCATTCAGTTGGCGTAACACCCTCAAGCAATGTGGACAAATCTAGTCCATAATAATAGTCTTCCAATAATTCTTTCATGTAATCAAGAACATCTATCCTATGGTTGAATTGTTTCAATTCACCTTCACGGAATTTAATTTGTTCCTGCACAATACTTTTAATAAAGTTTTCACCTTCTTTTTTACGGTTAACCTTTTTTAAAATCTTATTGAGCTTGATTATAAAACCATTACATGTTATAATATTGTCTTTGACTTGATGGACATTTTCATCTATTTCTCTTTTCATTACAAAAATTAAATCGTCATGGTCTGGATTAATTTTTGCAATGCAATGAGTTGTTAAACCAGATAATTCTTGTAACGCTTCAGTTCTTATAGGAAGGTCTTCATGTATTTTGCCTGTAGCATCATACTCAGCTCTTCTGGAAGGATCACTAAGTACCTCGTAAGCAAGTTTGATCCTTTTGAAGGTGGATTCATCACCACCTTTATCTGGATGGTGTTGTTGAGCCAATGCTCTGTACCTCTGTTTTATTTCATCAAAGGTACATCTTGGTGACAATCCTAGTTCATCGTATAAGCTCATAGTGTTCAAGTAAAGTTGTTACATATTTATAAAGGTGTTTATATGAAAAAATTCGACTTAGAAGAAGTTAAAGATTTTCTTGCTAAACAAGGACCAGATACTAAAGTGTATCTTGGTGCCGATTCTGAAAGAGTGAGAGTGAATGGTGTTTGGTATGCTGACTATGCTTTAGCAGTTGTTGTGCATATTGATGGCCGTCATGGTTGTAAAATTTTTGGTTATGTTGAACGTGAATTGGATTACGACCATAAGAAAAGTAAACCAGCAATGAGGTTAATGTCTGAAGTTTATAAAGTTTCAGAATTATTTCAGTCTCTTGCTGAAGTATTGGAAGACTTTCATGTTGAAGTACATTTAGACCTAAACAAGGATGAGTTGTACGGTTCTTCATGTGTAGTCCAACAAGCGATTGGTTATATCAAAGGTACATGTAATATGACACCAATGGTTAAACCTGATGCACCTGCAGCTTCTTTTTGTGCTGATAGATTAAAAAGAATTTTAACAGAACAACAAGCAGTTTAATTTTTTATAAGGATTTTTATGAGTTATATTCCATTAAGTGATAAGATTATTGTTGAACGTATTGAAGCATCAAAAGAAACAGCTTCAGGTATTATTTTAAAATCTTCTGGTGAACCAGATAGAGCAAAAGTAATTGCTGTTGCTGATAACATTGACGAGGTTTCTATTGATGATGAGTTGTTAGTTAATTGGAACGGCTCAGCTAAGTTAGAGGATAACATTTACAGTTTAGATATTGAAAATGTTATTGCTGTTTATGAGTAATGCCCCGATGGTGGAATTGGTAGACACGCTGGTCTTAGAAGCCAGTGCCTAGTGCGTCCGAGTTCAAGTCTCGGTTGGGGCACCAAACAGCTCCGATAGCTTAATGGTTAAAGCAGCGGACTCATAATCCGTTGAGTGTAGGTTCGACTCCTACTCGGAGCACCAAGTTTGCCATAAAATGCTTGACAAACGAGCATATATAAGATACAATCTAGTTTTAGTTGCGGGTATGGTGCTAGTGGTAACACATGACTTTGCCAAAGTTAAGTTACGAGTTCGATTCTCGTTACCCGCTCCAGTTTATTGCGGATTTAGTTTAATGGTAGAACGGGAGATTTCCAATCTTTCGGCAACAGTTCGATTCTGTTAATCCGCTCCAGTTATGCGGGGGTTTTTAACATTGGTGAGGCCACTCATCATTCTAGCGGAAATCTAGAACCCCGCTCCATATTATTTTATATTAAGGAATCTTATGAGTTTGACTATTAAGAATTTAGAAAGTGCTTTGGCAGGCGAGTCACAGGCTCATGTCAAGTATAAGTACTTTGCTAAGATTGCTCGTGAAGAAGGTCACGAAGATATCGCTAAACATTTTGAACACACAGCAGACCAAGAATTGTTACATGCATGGGGTCATTTAGAATTGTTGATTGGTAAACCAACAACTAAAGAGTGTTTGGAAAAAGCCATTGAAGGTGAAACATATGAATACACTTCAATGTATCCAATTATGCAAGCCGAAGCAATTGCTGAAGGTAATGCACAAGCAGCTGCTGAAGCTGATACACAAATTGCTGAGTCAAAAGAACATGCGGAGCAATTTGCAGCCGTTTTAAGAAAAGCGGAGAAAAGATTTGCGGCTTTAGCTAAAGTTGAAAAGCGTCATGCAGAAGCATATCAATCAAAGTTGGAGACACTATAATGGATCATGTATGTGTAATTTGTGGCCATGTCCACGATGAAGAAACAGAAGGTAAATGGGAAGACTTAGCTGAGGACTTTTTGTGTCCTGAGTGTGGTTGCGGTAAAGAAGATTACGAGGAGATTTAATCATGTCAGATGGCGGCAAAGGAAGTAGTCCAAGACCTTTTAGTGTAGACCAAAACACTTATGGTAAAAACTTTGACGCCATCTTTCGGAAGAAAACTCCACAAGAAATCGAAGACCAGAAAGCCGAAGATGAGGCTTTTAAACTTATAGAACAGTTATCGCAGGGTGGTGAAACAGTATCACAAAGGACTCATAATCCTTAGTTCTTGGTGCGACTCCAGGCTCTGCAACCAGATAACATAAATATCCAGTTATTGTTTAACTTGGATATAGAAAATGCCTGTAAAAAGTTTTGTAGAATTTGAAAAAGAGAAGTACCAAAAACATATCGATTTTTATGGTAAAATTCTAATTATTGGTTATGGCTCTGTTGGACAAGCCATTCTACCTGTTATTCTAAGACACATTGCTGTTGATCCAAAAAACATCACGGTACTAGAACGTGACAATCACAGAAACATTTTTATCCGTCGCCATAGTGGTGCTGGATGTCATTATGTAAGAAAAGAAATTCTTCCAGGTAATTACAAAAAGATATTGTCGACCTATGTTGGTGAAGGCGACATGATTATCAATTGCTCACTTAATATCGATGCACAAGCTTTACTAGAGTGGTGTATGGAAAATGGTGTGATGGAAATTGATACATCATTAGAGAGATGGGAACATCATCCAGACGAAACAATTCCCAAACTAGCAGATAGAACATTATATCACACACATAAAGTTGTGCGTGAAGCCATGACGCAATATGAGAATGGACCAACTTGTTGTGTAACTCATGGTGCAAATCCTGGTTATGTAACACATTTAACTAAGAGAGCACTTCTTAATTTAGCTAAGAAACGTGGTATAAAAGTTGAGATGCCAACGAGCCGTGAAGAATGGGCTCAGTTGATGAAATCACTGGATGTTAAAGTGATTCATATTGCTGAAAGAGACCAACAAGTTATATCAGCACCAAAAACTAAAGGTGAATTTACTAACACATGGTCTTGTGAAGGTTTTTGGGCAGAAGGTAGAGCGCCTGCTGAAATGGGATGGGGTACACACGAGGACAGACATCCAGAAGGTGGACGTTCACAAGGTAATGCTGCATATCTAATGCAACCTGGTGCGTCCGTGTTGATGAAATCATGGGTACCAGATGGTGGCCAATATAATGGTTACTGTATTCAACACTCCGAATCAGTAACAATCTCCGAATACTTCACAACAAAACGTGGCGATTATAGGCCATCTGTTTACTATGTGTATCAACCATCTGATGCCGCTATTGCTTCACTACACGAAATGCGTGGTAATGAATTGGACATTCAAAAAGAACAACGTATTCTCAAAGATGAAATCGTTGATGGCATGGATGAATTGGGTGTATTGTTAATTGGTGATGGCTTCTGCTTCTGGCACGGTTCACAATTAGACATTCATGGCGCTAGAGAATTAGTAGAAGGTGAAAATGCAACATCAATGCAAGTTGCAGGTTCTATGTTGGGTGCCATCGTTTGGATGATTAAGAATCCAAGAAATGGTTATACAGAACCAGAAGAATTACCGTTTGAAGAAATTCTAGAAATTGGTGACCAATATTGGGAACCATTGGTGTCTGTAATGTCTAATTGGACACCAAGCAAGGATACTAACAGTCTATTCTATAAAGAATTTGATGAAAGTAATCCTTGCAAATACGAAAACTTTAGAGTCTGGACTTAATTGGGTACAGCCACAACTCTCTTGACTCCAGTTTGTGGGTCAATCATTTCTTGCCAATGATAACCAACTGGTGGTGCTTGCACGACTGGTTGTTGGACAATAACTGAAGGCTGTTCAACGTATACTGGTGGACGAGCCAATTCATAACCAACAACACCACCAATTAAAGCTGGTGCAACCCAACCCATTCCGTTTCCACGATAACAACAGTAACCGCCATGGTGATGCCATTGTGCGTTAACAGTTCCTAGAATTGTCAAAAGTGATAAAGCTAATAGTAGTTTTTTCATTATAGTCTCCTTTTGTGTATATCGTAGAGATAAGCAACCTCATTGATTCTTGTATGAGTATTTCTGCTTCCCAATACGATAATGATAGAATTATTTAGTTTAGTAACGATACATCCACCAGAAGCAGAAATCCATCCTGTTTTACTTATGGTGAAATCTTTCTTACCAACGAGTGGGTTTGTATTATGATATACAAGTTTTCTTTTCTTTACAGTAACTTCAACGGATGTTTTCTTATCAGCATCTACAATAAATGAATAGTTAGCTGCCGCCTTAACTAAGTTAACCAATTGTTTGGCTGAACTGGTATTCCTCTTATCAAGGCCTGTTGGTTCATACACGATAGAATCAGGCATGTTTAGATTTTGTAATTTTAAATTCATCACATATACACAAACACCAAAACCACCAGGATATTGTTCACATAGAGTTTGTGCAGCTCTATTGTTACTATTGACCAAGGCCAATTCTAATAGAGTTCTCCTTGATAATTGTGATGGCAAGGCATCTCTGATTTTAGTACTAAGTGGTACTACTTCATCTAAATCCTGTTTGGCATCCAAAACAACCATAGATACAATCAGTTTACTGATACTGGCAATTGGTTGTATTCTATCCTCATTAGATGCATCAAGAACTGTATTCGTGTCCTCATTTGTAATCAACCACGATTTTGCGGTAATTGGTTGCGCTTGGACATTTCCGAGATTAAAAAGTAGGGAGAATAAACATAATATAGAAAAAACAATGCGTAGCAATTTAGGTACTCCTCAGTTATAGTAGACATATTTATTTTACTATCTTTACTACAAGAAAGGCAATTGCTATTCCTATTAACCATACGGCAAAAATTGTTACCATTATAATTTTAAATGGTAATTCTAGGAAAAAATCCGAAAAGGATTGAGTCTCAACAGATTCATCATTCTGATTGTCGTCTGTATTCTTCATCTTGTCTCTTTATTTCTTCATCCATCTGTTGTAATTCCAACAAACGAATTCGTTTACGTTCAGCCTGAGCGGCATGTATTTTATCTGGATCCAATTCTGGCCAGCGTTGATGCCTATCGTGTGATACCCAAGCCATTAATAGTGTTACCGTAATGCCAAGAACAAACATAATTCCAGCATAGCTTAGTTCTTCCATATACATTTTAAATCTGGCTTTTCTTCTTGCTGCTGCTCTAGCATCGGCTTGTAATTTTCTGGTTAGGAGAACCTTCTGTTGTCCACCCATCTCCTTCATCATTTCACTTACATCAGTCCATAATGCACCGAGTTCTGAAGGAGAATTGTAAATCATCATTTCACGCAGTTCAACCGTCATTTGTTCTAATTGTTTTTTCATTATGACGAGTTGTAGGGCTCTGCGTCCTAAACTTTCTTCACCTTCATATATTTCTTCACGATTCTTACGTTCTTCTTCTTCAATGACAGCCATACACTTGTTCATGTTGTCAAAGAAGTCACCAAGATAATTAGCCAACTCTTGGTAAATACCGGCAGTTTCGCCTTGTTTTTTGTTCAGCTCAATTACACGATTCTTTTCCTCAATGTAAGCATTTCGTTGTGTAGTTGTAGCAGGTTTATCAGGTGGGTGGTTGGCATGGAATTGCTCGTCAAGATCCTTGAGGACTGCTTTCACATCCCCAGCGGCACCTTTAATGTCTTTGTATAGTTGACATCCTTTTTTGACAGCAGCAACTGCTCCGTTTGCTAAAGCAAACAGCGTAATTGGATCCATTTGTCCCTTTGCTTGATTGATTTATTAATGGCAAAGATGACAGGGACGGCTTGTGGTCCGAAACGAATTCATATATAATGTTATATTATTATTTATGTGGAGAACATTATGAAAGTCTTGGCGTTAAAATTGGTTACTGGTGAAGACCTCTTGGGTGAATTGGAAAGTGAATCTGAGACAGAATTTGTGATTGAAAATCCAGTCGGTATCACAATTGTACGTGGTAAAGACGGTATGCCTAACGTTGGATTCTCACCATTCCCACTCCACGGTGAACAAAAGACTGGTTCAACCATTGCCTTGAGTAAGAAACATGTAGTATACTCTTATACACCAGCTGAAGACTTTGTATCAAATTACAATCAAGTCTTTGGTTCCGGCATTGTTCTTCCTCCAACACAACAAATAATTACAGGTTAATGACAACATTCTATACCAATGTCCAATCTATTGGTAACCAGATTCTATATCGTGGCGTTCAAAACGGTCAACGTGTAAAAGATAGAATCAGTTACTCTCCTTCACTTTACCTTGCCGATAAAAGTGGCAAAAGTCTTTATAAATCACTAGACGATGTACCTCTCAGACCTCGGAAATTCGATAGTATTGCTGAGGCAAGAGAGTTTGTTAAATCATTCAGAGATGGCCATGGTGACCCAATACCTGGCGCCCCTACAGTTTACGGTCAAGAGAGATATGAGTACGCCTTTATTGCGGACGAACATCCAGAGATGGTTGAGTGGGACCAAGACCATGTATCAATAGCAATCATTGATATTGAGGTCGGTTCTGAGAATGGTTTCCCTGATCCATACGAAGCTAATGAACCCATTACTGCCATTTGTATTACCTTTTTGAATGGCAAAACATGGGTCTTTGCCTGTGGTGATTATGAGACACAAGGTGATGAGTTATATGTCAAGTGTAAAGATGAATGGACTCTTTGTAGTAAATTCATGAAACTTTGGGTTGACCAATGTCCTGACGTTGTGACTGGTTGGAATACAAAGTTCTTTGATATACCATATCTCGTCAATCGGTTTCGTAAGATTCTAGGTGAGAGAGATGCCAAGAAATTGTCACCTTGGGGTTATATCTTTGAACGCAAGACAGTCATCAACGGCAAGCCAATGATTGCCTATGACTTGGTTGGTATCGGTGCATTAGATTATATTGAATTGTATAAATGGTATGCTCCTGGCGGTAAGTCACAAGAGTCTTATCGTTTGGATGCCATTGCTCAAGTAGAATTGGGTGAAGGTAAAATCTCTTATGATGAGTTTGACAATCTACACGCTTTATATCGGTTGAATCACCAAAAGTTTATTGAATATAATATCAAAGACGTTGCGTTGATTATCAAACTGGAAGATAAGTTGAAGTTGATTGAATTGGCTTTGACTTTGGCTTATGACACCAAATCAAACTATGATGATGTGTTTGCACAGACTCGTATGTGGGATGCTTTGACATATTCCTATCTGTTAAACAAAAACATCATTGTACCACCAAGAATCATCAAAGATAAAAATGCAGCCTTTGAAGGTGCATATGTGAAAGAACCACAAGTTGGTTTACATGATTGGGTTGCATCGTTTGACTTGAACAGTTTGTATCCTCACTTGATGATGCAATACAATATTAGTCCTGAGACTCTAATTGAACCTGAAGACTATACACCTGAAATGAGACAAGTATTGTCACAAGGCATAACAGTTGATAAATTGTTACTTAAACAGGTTAATACATCAAATTTGACTGGTTGTACTTTGACGCCAAACGGACAATTTTTTAGGTCTGATAAAAAAGGTTTCTTACCAGAGATGATGGAAGAAATGTATGAAGACAGGAAGAAGTTCAAGAAGTTGTATCTGCAAGCCAAACAAGAGTATGAAAACGAGAAAGACAATTCTAAATTATATGAAATTGAAAAACGAATTGCTAGATACAACAATCTACAACTCGCAAAGAAAGTATCCCTTAATAGTGCTTATGGTGCTTTGGGTAGTCAGTACTTTCGTTTCTACGATTTGCGTATGGCACTTGGTGTCACTACTGCTGGCCAGTTATCCATTCGTTGGATAGAAGCCAAGATTAATGGTTACATGAATAAGTTATTGGATACAAAAGATGTGGACTACGTTATTGCGAGCGATACTGACTCTATCTACCTCCGTCTTGCTGAGTTGGTTAATAAGTTTATCAATGATAAACATAGAGATACAAACAAGGTCATACATTTCATGGATCGGATTTGTGAGGATAAAATTCAACCATTTATTGATAAGAGTTATCAGGAATTGGCTGAGTATGTCCATGCGTATGCTCAAAAGATGCAAATGAAACGTGAGGCATTGTCCAACAAAGGTGTGTGGACTGCCAAGAAACGATACATTCTTAATGTGTATAACAATGAGGGTGTACAATATAACGAACCACAAATGAAGGTCATGGGTCTTGAGATGATTAAGTCCTCAACACCATCGGCAGTTCGTGATAAAATGAAAGAATCAATTAAATTGATGATGACAGGTACAGAACAAGAAATACAAGACTTCATTGCCAAGTTCAGGAAAGATTTCAGTAATCTTCCACCAGAAGATATTTCTTTTCCTCGTGGCATGAATGGCTTGGCCACTTACTCTGATCCTGTTACACTATATAAAAAAGGAACACCAATTCATGTAAAAGGTGCTATTCTATACAACCACAATTTGCGAGAGTTAGGTCTTACCAAAAAGTATCCGTTGATACAAGAAGGTGAAAAGATTAAATTCACCTATCTAAAGCTACCAAATCACTTCAAAGATACGGTGATATCCTACCCATCTCGATTACCTGTTGAGTTTGGGCTTGACAAATATGTTGATTATGATTTACAATTCAACAAGACATTTCTGGAACCCATCAAAGTAATTTTGGATTGTATGAAATGGAAAGTTGAAAAGACAAATTCTTTGGAAGACTTCTTCAGTTAAAAGGAACAATATGAGTATTCTTGACAAAATTAAAAAGAACAGCAGTATCAAAGAATCTGCTATCCTAGCGAAATCAAAATTCTTTAACGACAAAGACATGATACCAACGGCGGTGCCAATCGTAAACGTGGCACTATCAGGTAAATTAGATGGTGGTCTAACACCAGGTCTTACAATGTGGGCAGGTCCATCCAAACACTTTAAGACTGCATTTTCTCTATTGATGGCCAAATCTTATCTGGACAAATATGAAGACGCTGCTTTACTTTTTTATGATTCTGAGTTTGGTACTCCTCAATCCTATTTTGACTCTTTTGGCATTGACACTAATAGGGTGCTTCACACTCCGCTTACTGATATTGAACAGCTCAAGTTCGATGTGATGACACAGTTAACTCAACTTGAACGTGGTGATAAACTAATTATCATTATCGATTCTATTGGTAATTTGGCATCTAAGAAAGAAGTTGAAGATGCTCTGGCTGAAAAGTCTGTGGCTGATATGTCTAGAGCCAAACAAATTAAATCATTGTTTAGAATGGTGACACCACATCTATCAATGAAAGATATTCCGTTGATTGTTGTTAATCATACATACATGGAAATTGGAATGTTCCCCAAAGCAATCGTTGGTGGTGGTACAGGTTCTTATTATTCTGCCGATAATATCTTTATCATTGGCCGTCAACAAGAGAAAGATGGCACCGAAATCACCGGTTATAATTTTATTATCAATGTAGAGAAGTCTCGTTATGTCAAAGAAAAATCTAAAATTCCTGTTACTGTTTCTTTCGATGGTGGCATTAGCAAGTGGAGTGGTCTACTTGACCTTGCTCTTGAATCCGGACATGTGGTTAAACCAACCAATGGCTGGTATAGTAAAGTAGATGAAGATGGTGTTGTTGAAGATAAAAAGTACCGTGTTAAAGAAACTGACACGGCTGCTTTCTGGACTTCTATTGTAGAATCCGAATCATTCAAACAATTTATTGAAAACAAATATCGTGTTGCTGCTGGCAGTATCATGCAAGAAGAATTGGAAGAAGCCGTAGAATGACTGAAGGAATAGATTACTGTTTCATCTATCCCAAAAACGATGAGACTACCGTAAATATTAAATTCTTAACTGGACCATACAAGGATACGGTATTCAAGTATGGTAAAGTGAAAATAAAAGAGGAACCTGACGGTGCTCATTTACTTTTTGCTTATGATGTGTTAGAATCACCAGTTATAAAGCCAAATAAGTTAGAGAAGGATAATACCTTCAAAAACTACATTGGTGATTTATTGGTAGAGATAATGACTTCCAACATGGAACAGGATATAATTGATGAAACTAGAGCAGACGATATTAAAGAACCTGATTTATAATGATGAGTACATTCGCAAAGTATTACCATTCTTAAAGGCAGAATATTTTACTGACAGAACTGAAAGACTGATATTCAATGAAATCCTTTCATTCACGAATGATTACAATTCTTCACCAACGATTGAAGCAATTGCATTGGCCATCAAAGAGAAACGAAATCTCACAAATGATGAGGTGGAAAAGTCCGAAGCTTATCTTAAAGAGATTGTTTCAACTAAGCAAGAAGAATCCAAAATTCAATGGCTTGTTGATAAGTCTGAAGCCTTTGTACAAGAAAAGGCAATATACAATGCAGTATTGGGGTCTATTTCTATACTCGAAGGAAAAGACAAAACCCAAGAGAAAGGTGCGATTCCCAAAATATTATCGGACGCCTTGGCGGTAAGTTTCGATAACTCGGTTGGTCACGATTACTTAGAAAACTCCGATGAACGATATGAATTCTACCACAGAAAAGAAGAACGAATCCCATTCGACCTTGAATACTTCAACAAAATCACGAAGGGTGGCCTTCCTGCCAAGACACTTAACATTGCATTGGCTGGGACTGGTGTGGGTAAGTCTCTCTTTATGTGTCACGTTGCTGCTGGGTGTATGTCTCAAGGCAAGAACGTACTCTATATCACTATGGAAATGGCTGAAGAACGTAT